GCACACATCATCAGACAATTTCCCAATGCAGTGTTAATGTCGCCACTAAAACGTTTACCTTTCACACGATATTTTAAACTACCATCTTCGCAATATCCAGCGCCAATATTATCCATTTGCCATGATAATAACTTCTTGAGCTCACAAGAGTGTTTGAAAACCTTCATGTAACATGAATGCTCCCAAGCTAACATCTCACTACTAACGCTCATGTCAAATTTCATGGCATCCAACCCGACAGCAACAGGTCTGCGAAATCTATGCCATTTGTCGGTCATAATTTTGCCTACCTGTACCACGTTATAGCCCTTCATAACTGTAGGGCTCCCAAACAACTTATCAATTTTTTTATACACTCTATGCTCTATTGGCTTGAGATAGCGTGCTAATGTGATAGTATATCTGGTATTCCGTGGCTGAATGCACCTAGGTGCCTTGTCTGGGTTAACTTTTTCACACTTAACAAAAATAATGCTCCTACTATCTGCTCTACACAAATCAGTTTGACCTAATGATATTCTGGCGTTATTGTAAATAGTTTTCTTACGACCCTTATACATCTCGACTACCGCTTCGAGGGAAACCGGGGTGGCTTGAAATCTAAATACCATAGACCTGAATACTTTAAGTGTATTCCGAACATGTGTGGCAATGGGGTGTGGTGGTTCAATAAATTGGCCATCAACCTCATAGTAGAACATTCTTGTTAACAATGCTGTTGCGAGTGTTGATATATCCGGATTGTTGATCCGGAGATTGACCTCTGGTCCAATTCCCTCAACACAATAAAGGGTTCTGGACCGACATGACGCTTGGTTCTTAGTTACCTCCAGGTCTGGGTGAGTCAAACTCGTTTGTTGACTCAACCCTGGTAACCGAACTAAGCGCCCTCACATGCGAGTGGTATAAACTGGATTTGCAAAACCACAAATCCAGCTCATCCACGAGAAGTGGCCACGCCTATTGGTCACTTCCATAGAGCGTGCAAATACCTTCGCGAACATTTCCTCATCGCTAGGGGTCATCACACATTCTACTATCAGCGGTAATGCTGCAGCTTGGCGGGTCGGTCTCAATCCATGGGACTCCATTAAGCTGCGAGCAATACGCCTGCAAACCTGCCGGTTTGCACATGTGTCGGTGGGTGTCCCCACCTTTGCCTTCACTTCTGCTACCACACATTGCATGTAAGATTGTCGCAGTCTTTTACTACTGGGCAATCTACGATGTCTATGCTCTCGCAGAAAGAAAGTTGGCACTTCCATGCCACTGAACTGACCAGTTTGAACTGGTTCGACGTCAGGCAAAATGACGCCGTTTTCTAGATATTCCATTGCCAAACACGGATTGCCAACAGCATTATCTAAAACGTTTTCACACACCTCCTTACTGATAACCTCCTTATTCATAAGCTTTGCGGCATATCGGAACGCGGTATACGCTCCGACGCCAAAGAATGCGGCAATCGAAAGAACAATAATTGTGATCATGGTGGGGAAGGAGAAATAGGTGGGCGTTGGTATCTCACCTTCAAGAGGGAAAGACAGATTCCACTGGATGGTCATGATAGAGATCCATCATCTATTAATGGTAGGTGGGTGCTAATCCACCAGACGCTCGTATTACCATTAGTGTCCACATCCATTAATCGATACGTAGTCTAAAACAAGATAAATCCATTGGGAAGGGTAAACCCTGCATCCATTAATTTAGACAACAACCAAACAATGCTAAGCAAATTGGGAAGGACAATGTAGTACACCTTAAACTCTTAGATACTACAGTTTTATTATACAGGACCCTCGAGATACGTAACCTGTTGACAATCATCACCAACCCATCATGGTTGT